TTTAGGGCGGGCCCCAACATCGCCGTTACCGTTTGCGCCACGTCCTTGGATGAACGAATCGCCAACAAACTGTAAGATGCCGCGAGTCACTCCAGACGAAGCGAGCATATTCCGCGTGATCGTCGTGTTTGACGCCTTCAGATTCAACACGCTGGCAGATGCGCCAAGGTTCAGCCCGCTCGATGCCAAAGCCGCCCGGCTCGCATCGTCCAGCACCGTTTGGCCGGATGATGCCAATACTGTATCGATTGGTATTGGCTGACCGTCTGATACTTCGTACGCGCCATCACGCACCGTTGCTGTAATTCGCGCAACACCAACCGCGCTGAACGGGCCATAAGTAGCCGAGCCATGAATTGAACCGATGGTTGCGCCATCGGTCAGGCCAAGACCTGAAACGCATTCAACCGTGACAGTTCCATTCGTGTTGACTGCAATGGTCTGACCAACAGAAAGGTTGACCGTAATCGGCGCGCCTAGATAGACGATATTCATGGTGTTTGATCCTGCTCAGGCGTAAAAAAACCCGCTTGTGCGGGTTGTTCTGGCTGTGGTTCTTCAGTTGGTGGAGGGCCGTACTCTTGCGCCTCAATCGGCATTTCTGGCACGAACTCTGGTGGCCCTGACTGCTCGTAATCTGGAGGGGCAATGTCAGGCGTTTGCATGGCCTGGATGCCTACAGTTTGCGCAACAGCAATCAGCTCATTTGCCTCCAAATATGGGATGACGACCTTCAAGCGCTCTGTTTCTGCCTTGAACTGGTCAACCTGCTGGCTCTTGCGCAATTCTTCGATGTGATCAGCGCCAGCTTCTAGCGCTTGGCTCATTTGCTCGATCTGGTCTTGCATCTGCTTCATTTGCATCTGCACTTGAGGAGGCAAAGAGTCGGCCTTGTCATCCTCAATGATCGGAGACTCGCGGCCAATTTCCATCACATCCCATGTCTGCTGAAGCAACTCGCGTGCGTCAATCAATGGGGCTGTTGCAGGGTTAGACAAAGCAAACTCAGAGAATGCCCGAATCTTGTTCGTCAGCACTTCTTTTTGCATGAAGGATGAAACGCCGGTTGCCTTCCACTCCATGAATGAAGTCTTACCAAACTGCTTGATCTGTTGCCAGATTTGCGCAATCTTGTCACCGTGGATCTTTTGGACTGTCTCAACTTCCAGATACTTCAAGTCCCATTCAATCGTTCGCTCGACAATCTCTTCAATCCAAAGCTCGTCAATGTTCTGAATGACCTCTTTGATCGGCAAGCTAGATGCCGACATGATCATGCTGATGCCTGTTGCCGTCTTGTTCAGATGGCTAGCATCATCGCCTTGCGTGTATTTCGTGATGCCCGTGTCGTCGTCTGAGAATTGCTCAGAGACGCGAATCACATCAAGCCAACCACCAGTAACGTCAGGCTCTGGGTTGTACATGATGGCCGTCTTGCGCTCATCAGGCGACAGACCGGGCTTCATTTGGTAGACCTTGCCGGGGAACTTCTTAAAGTCCTCAGTTGCAAGAAATTTGGAGCGGTCTACTGTCGATGTGCCAAGCAGGGCCATGCCCTTGCCTTCCATGAACAGGCGAAAGGCGGCATTCGTTACCTTTTGGTGCGGCGCATTGTTCTCAGCAACGCCTACACCCCACATTTCATGTTCAATGGCCTCATACAGGCAACGCATGGCAGCGCTCTTTCCGCTGTATGGGCTCTCGTCAGCCTTGACGACAACACCGCCCGCCATGATCACGATGGCATCAACTAGATCGCCTTCGTCTACCTCATCGGATGCGGTTTCTGTTTCGTTTTCTTGGCTGGATTCCTTGAGCATTGACGCCGGAACCTTGCCAAAGAATCGGGCAACCTTGATGCGCTCGTTTGTATGCCAGAACTCGACATTGCCGCGCAACTTTCCAGCCGTGTCCGATCCTGGCTCTTGACCACGATCACCCGGGCCGGTCAGCGCCTGGTCAACGTTCTTGTAAGCCTTGTCGTTCTTCCACGCTGCAACAGTGTGCGGGGACTCCATGGTCACCCAAAACACACCCAAACCAGATTCAACGTCGCGCGCCTCTGGGTCTGGGTACACATCCAGCGTGTTAGCCAAATCGAAGTAAGGCGAGTCAAACTCGTACTTTTGCTCGACCAACTGCGTGAAGCCAGCCGAGTTGTCAGCGCTTGTCTCGTACAGGCACTCTTTGCGCACGAATGGGCCAAAAATGAACCCTGTTCCGTATGTTGCAAGCGTGTTGACGCCAGTTTTGAGCAAGGACTTCAAGCCCATGCGGTCAAACTGCTCTGTCAGGATATCTTCTACTGCATCAGAGTACTCAGCCAACTCTTCATTGGTTGGCTCGGTATCGAAAGGCAGCAGGCCATTGCCAAACAAGGCATCGTTGATTTTTGCGCGGGCTGATCTTACCTTGTTGCGAGTCGATCCAATGAACAAGCCGCCCGCCTTCTTCGCTTTTGCTGCACCAGTGCCCTTGGTATCGTCATCGCGTGGGATACGCATGACGTCCTGATAGCACTCAAGCATTTTCAACTCTTGAGGCGAACGCGCCTTTTCCCATTCGACAAGACGGCCTTCTAGCAGGCTTGCCAATGCGGAGTAGTTATCAAGTGTTGTCATGCTTAGAAATAGAAGCCGTCTTCGTTTGGTGTGATCTGCTCGATTTGTGCAACTGATTCGGTATCACGCTTGGACACTGCGTAGCGCCGCATCATGTAGGCGTAACGAGTAGCGTCCAACAAGTCGTCCTTAACCTTGTTGATCTTTCCGTTTTCGTCTCGGTGGTACTGCAAGAACTCGTCAAACCAGTCACGCAGGCCAGCAAAAACCTTGAACTTTCCTTTGAGCATCAGGTCTCTGATTTCCATCAGTCCGACCTCAACACCGTTGCCACCATCGGGCCACGTTGCGTGCTCTGACAAAAGCGTGAACCCCGCTTCGTCGTAGTACTTCTTAACCTCTTTGGCCCCGCCCTTTTCCGTTTGCAAGCCGTCAGCGGGCCATGCAGTTGGAACGCCTTTGGCCCAACTCTTCACCGCTCCCCAAGCCTCAATCGGGCTAGTTTGCGACTTCTTCCATGCGTGCGTCACATAGAACATGTCGTTTTCACGGTCCCATGCCAATTGAACTTGGCTTTGAGGGTGATCCCAACCAAAGTCCATGCCATCGATAACCGCCCAATGCCGTGGAATCTCAAACGCCTCGCATGTGATCTTGTCTTCTGCGATGTCGTAGATCCGACCATGGCCTAGCATTGGTATGCCCTTTGTCCGCATGTCCCGCTGATGAGCCGGGAAGCTAGCAAGCAAGTCTTCTTTCACCTTTGCATCAAGGTGGGGCGCGTCGTCCCAACCCTTTTGCATGCAAATCTGTGCGCGACTTGGGGTGTCCATGAACTGAATAACCAGATCCGTCCGCCCGTTCTCAGGGGTGAAAGTCAAGATTCCTCGGCCGCCCCGCCCTTTGTCGCCTGACGCAGTACGGACAAGCACTTGAGGGAAAATCGTTGCGTCTCGTGGCTCTTCGTCAATGTGATACCAGTCGACACCATCGCCCATGAGAGCGTGCTGACCCTGGCTGTAGCTCCAAAACTGAAGCCGAGACACCCCGCCACTTGAATGACGGACCAACACAGTCCGAAGCGCGTTCGGCGTTCCGGTCATTGACTCGTAACCAACGATCCGATCAGCCGGGATCAGACCGCCCTCAAACGTGTCACCGTTCTTGCGCCCGACAATCGGGGCCTGCAACAGATCGCGGGTCTTTTCGCCTGAGTACCCCAAGCACCAGATCAGCGGAGGATGGTCAAACCGATACCCTACCCATCCTTCCGGGTAGTCTCCTAGCGCGTGGATGGCATCCATATAAGTGCCGGTCCATGTCTTGCCAATCCGGTTTGCAGCAATCAAGCAAACCTGCGTAAACGTCTTTGTGTACGCAATGAACTCAAGCTGCCAGCGATACAGCAGGCTGAACTGCGTCTTGTACCTGTTCGCCTTTGCCCTGCGCTCTTTTTCTTCAAGCAGCGCCAGCAATGCCAGCTTATCTTCCCGATTCACGACAGGCCCAACGCCGCTTTCTTTGCCGCAATCTCTCGGTCTAACTCTTCGTCGCTCTTGTTGATGTGGATGTTTCCAGAGTGTTCAACGCTGGTTTTCGATCCATACACCTTAGGCTTCAGCTTTTCAGCACGCCACCTTTGCGACTCCAACACAACGCGTGCCGCATCTGGACGAAGATCGCCAATTGAGACACGCGCCTCAATGTCTGCCATCCCGTCAAAAATGCCGTCTGCTTGATCCTCGCGTGCGCGCGCGTACTTGCTTGCAAATACTGGGTCAGCCTCAAGCCATCTTGAAACTGTTGCCTGATCTGGCATCCCATCATCTCGGCAGATTGCCCGAAGGCTTTCACCCTCTGCGATTCGACGCAGTATTTCGTCCCGTGTTTCTGGTGGATACATTGCGAGTCCTTGCGGATAGTTCGCCATAAGATCCCCGCCCGCCTCTTTCCCTGCTCGGGGAGCATGAGTAGGGCGATTCCCTATGCGTCGGGGTATGTGGG